TTAGAGTTCACTAAGAAGTCGGCTACGGCTTCTTGCCCCGCTGCATCCGTTGCTGCTCCTACAGCGGCCACTCCTAATCGCTGGTCTGGCCTCAACGAAGGAAGCATTAATTCTTGATTGCTGAGAATCCTATTCATATTGACATTTATAGTTGCGTATATCGGCGCTCCACCCCTTCCCCCCCGGAATCCTGTCGAAGCTTCGTCGGTCGAGTTTGGGGTGTATTCTATTTTTTTGACGAATCTAGCTGCTGCTGGATTTTTAATAAATTGATCCAAAATTGATTCTAAAAAACCACGCTCTGTTTCGTAATATCTGCTCACGTCCGCTTCAAGCATTGCTTCTTTTTGTTTTGCATCAAGCCTTACCCAGTTGGGTATTTTTGCTAAACGCTCTTCCATTAATTGGCGAACCTGCAGGGGAGTAAGTCTTGTTGTGTCAAGCTCTATATCCCAGATACCGCGTTCCCGAAGGGCTTCAAAAGTGTTAACCAAGTCTTCGTTTACCAACCGAGAAGATTCAGATGTGTCTACCCCTAGATCTCTTTGAAGTTGATTTACGCTAGCGTCCCTCGCGGCAGCAACTCGTTGAGCATTTGCCATTCCGTGCTTGAATAGCCGCATGTTTTCTGGGAGGTCGATCCCGGACCAGTCAGTACTGGGAATGCGCTCACCGGTGGCCATGTCATAGGAAACTGTTCTTCCTATTCTTGCTCTATCGATATCCTCTAAGGCGATAATCTCTTGTTGCAACTCAGGAAAGTCACTAAAATCAATTTGAGACCGAGAAGTTGGTCTAGTTTCTGAAGTATAAAGCCACCTGAAGAAACTGGAAGCTTTATTCCTGAATCCGCCAGTATCTTCCTGCTGTGAATCCGGATATAGATCTTGCGCTTGTCGTGCTGCGTATTTGGCAAATCTTGAACCACTGAACCCAAAGCAATTGGATCCAAACATGTCGGTAAACTGATTTGCTGCCGGAGTTCCCGGAGGGCAGCGAAATTTATTTCTTTCATCCATCAGAACGCCAAAGCGACCTGAAAATCTTCTTATCAAAGACCCACCGGGGATCATACTTCCAAGAGAACGACCAGGAAGTTTTTTGGTCTGGATATCCGGACGCAGAATCTTCAAAGCGCTTAAAGCTTTTTGTCTTTCCTCAAATGTCATACCAGATATTTGAGCTAACTGATCTACTTTTTTTGCTGATTCGGGTTTTACCTGTCCCGTTTTTTTATCAACATCATAAATTGTTAACTGAATTGACGGTTTTCGTTTTTCCTCTTCAAGAATTTGTTGAAATGACAACTTGGGGGGATCATCCAACCAGCCCATATTTGGCAACGTAGAAATACTGTTTTGCGAAACATTAGAAGGAAACAAAACAAGTCTTTTACCTGGTCCTCCTTTTGATGCTGTTTCAACGCGATGACCAGGAATTAGTTCTTTTACTCCTGGACGCGAGTCAGCGGTGAACTCTCGCTTTCTGTTGTCAGTATCCTCGTAAGCTTTCTTTCTTACTCCCGGGAACATGTCTGACAATGCTTTTGTTGCTACTCCAGCGTCTAACTTTTCAGATTTTACGGAAACAAGAACGGAAGATTTAAAAGCTGTTGCCCTTTCATCAATCGATTGACCGCAGCATTTTTGAGGAGCGACAAGACGCGAAGAGACAATTATTCTTTCTTTTTCAATGCTAATACCCGTCATGGCGGGCACCTCTATTACTTGTTGTCTTCGAGTGTTTCTTCGAGTAGCTGGAACTCAACGAGAGAAGCAAGGAAATGCGCATCATCTGTGTTTTCACTCTTTTCTTTAGATCCAGCTATCCAGTTTGCTGGAATCAAGCTTTCCATTTTGAGTGCTCTTGCACGCTTCATAATGTGCAACTTTGTCGCTTCTTTATCTTTGGCGCGCCCATATGCTTGAATTGCATTTCTCAAATCCGACTCGTTTACAATTGGGTAGGATCCATCAGAAAGTGCCATGCCATCTTTGGCCAGTTCCATTCGGCGTTCTTCAGAGAATGCTCTCTTGAGCGCAAGCTCTGCTGCCTCTGCTTCAATTTCTTCAGATTCATCTTGTTCGTATCTGTCGTAGCCGAGAATTTCTCCGTCTAGCGCAACAAAGACGTCATAAGATTTTCCGTCAAACCCTTCGATCTCAACAGCATATGAATCAAAACCCTCAAACGTGTCTGGTTCAACAGCTATAACTGTTCCATCAATCGCCTTAACAGCTATGTCTGCAGCTTCCGTGAAGTCAACAAGTTTGTAATTAATAAAGTCTGATTTTTGTTCGAACTCCGAAACGTCAAGCTTGTGAAAGCCCATGATCTCGGCATTTGTTCCATCTATGAAGACTTCTTTTACGCCACCATCTTTTGTCTGGACGTCGACCACAAACATGTCGGCAGCTGCGGAGTAACCAGAATCAATGACTGAACCCTGAAACATTTTTTCAGCCAATCCTTCGGCATGCAATATTCCTGGAAGGCCTTTTTCGGCAACACATCCACCAGGGCAGTCATCACAAACAGTCGAAGAACCGGCATAAGCTTTGCGCTCAATAACGCATACGTAGCCAAATGCGCCCATGTCTGAAGGTTTGATGCCCATGGACTTGATTCGAAGACGTCGAATATCTTCCCATTCCGGATCTGACGGCGAAAATGTTTTTTCACCCATCATCATTTCTTCGTCGTCTTCTTCTTCCTCTTCTTCTTCTTCTTCTTCTTCTTCTGCGGCCTCTTCTTCGTCTTCCATCATTTCTTCGTCTTCTAGATCGCCGTCTTCATCATCTTCCATATCAACATCGGCATTCGGCCCCATTGCTTTGCGCCGACGCGCACGACGAGGCATCATTTTTTCTTCTTCGTCGTCCATTTCTTCTTCGTCGTCCATGCCTTCTTCTGCTGGCATTATTTCTTTTCGGCTGCGGCTAGCACCGCGCATGATATTTTGTGGGCGGCCTCCACGGCCCATCATATTTTCTCCGCGCCCTTTTTCTTCTACTTCTTCTTCTTCTTCTTCCATTTCTTCTTCTTCGTCCATCATTGGGACGGCCATGCCCATGCCCTTTTTCTTCTTTTTAGGCATCATGCCATACATTTTTTCAGCCACTTCTTCTTCGTCTTCTTCTTCGTCTTCCATGGCGGCTTCGGGCATTGGCTTTTTAATTGGCTTCTTATCCATTGCCCCCATTGCTGCTTCCAATTCTTCTGGAGCCATTCCTGGTGGCAGAACGCCTTTTCCATCAACTTCGCTCAGCTCGTTGAGTGGCACCATTTTCATCTCTACTGGGATAGCTCCGCATTTGCCGCAGATCTCTGCGTCTTTGACGTATCCACACTCTGCTGGGGCAAGCGCCTTTGCACATTTGAGCACCATGCCCTCTGTGTTGATGCTTACAATTGCTTTTTCATCGTAGCTCATATGGCTCCTATTGTGTGGGTGAATGACCATCGGGACATTGACCTATAAACTGTGTGGCAAACTATAACGTATCACGTTCCGAGCCTTAAAATTAGCAACATTCAATGGCTTTAAGAAAAATAGTTTTTATCTTCCTTATTTGTTGATTATTTCTGGCGAGGTTTTTCTTTTTCCCTTACGTCCAGGAGCAGAAGGCTTGTACACCGTCGTGCCTTCCCTTAAGCGGGTCTGGGCATTCCTCAACTGCTCACCGCTGAAGATGTCTTCTATTGTGTGGTTTGTGCCAAATATTTTATTAAATTGATCAACGAATTCCTGCAATTCGGACCTCGAGAATCTAGGCACGTCGCCTAATCTTTTTGAAAAAGTCTTACCTCTTCTTTTTGCGGCAGCCTGCAGTACGGTCCCCATTTCCCTGCTATTGATAATAAATTGCCTACTTTGAACACTGTTAAGGCTTGAACCAGGGAATGACCTATCAATGAATTCTGTTAAAGCTTCATACACGTTGGCCTTGGATGCCAAAAGCTCCTCATCCAGCTTTTGGCCTGCCTTATTTACGCCGAATACATCGCGAGCATTCGGGATGACCCCAGTTCTGATCATTTCCGCAATATAGGCAATGGGTACTCCATCTTTTTTCCACTCTTTCACGGCGTCTTCACCAAGTCCAACGTCTACCTTCTTCACGTCGTCTGGATCAAGTTCGGCGTCTACCTTCTTCACGTCGTCTGGATCAAGTTCGGCGTCTAAATCCTCTCCAAAAGCTTTTTCCAGGATTGGCTTAAGTTGCTTCGGCCATTCATCTTCCGATATGCCGAGATGGTCAAGAAGTTGCGATAAAGTAAAATCTGCTCGCTGAACACGGCTACCCTTGCCTCTGCGGGCGTTGCTGGCAATATCAGGGGGAAGGGCCTCGAAAGCCTCGCCCATAGTTCCTTGATAGCTTAATTCTACCTCTGCCTCTGAGTCGTCCCTTGCGGCAGGAGAATTCTCGAACTTGCCTACGGCGTTGAATCGTCTTGCTCCGTCCTCCAGGTCATCAAACTCTTCCGCGGTAAGCATCTTCCCTGACCCATAGATCTCCTCCTCGGCGATCCCCCCTATAAAGTCTCCCCTGTCGTGCCAGTATGGATAAGCGTCTGCTCCAAATGTTTCGATAATAAAACGATCTCTCATGTTTGCACGGCCGGTATTTTCGACGAGTCTTTCTATGGCGTTCATGCCTTCTTCTTCGGCTTCCATATCGGATACTGGAGAAAACAATCTCCACCCGCTAAATTCTGGCTGACTACCAATTTCGGCCAATAGATACCTTACGGTGTCGTGCGTGAGCGCAGCCGTATCGCCCTTAAGCTTTGCTTCTTCCGTAACGTTAAGTCCAAGGAGTTTTGCTAGTTTCGGGATGGTAAGCGGCTCTGACTGGGTCCAATATACCCCCACTTTGGGAGTAGCCACGTCCACGACCTCCTCCCCTTGTAGCTCCGAAGTTATAGTTCCTCTGGATATATCTTCTTGCCTGCGCCATCCAGTAGGGATTCTGACGGTGTCAAGTAGTTTGCTTATCGAAAGCATCCATGAATCACCGGAAGGATCATTGTTTGCAAAATTGTCGGTTGTTTTACCGATCTTAACGACTCTTGATCCGTCGCTTTGCTTTCTTGCTCGCATCCTTTCTCCGACTTTTATGATGTTGTCATTAATTTTTTTTGCACGATCATTCTTCGATGTTGAATTTTGATCTGCTGGCATATCTAAGGCAATGCCTGTCTGATTGAAGGCGTTCCAGAATTGCATCGCATAACGAGTTACTCTGTCTCTATCTTGAGGGTCAATGCGCACATCTGTACGTATTCCTGCGAGCTCTAGGGCAGATAGGCGCTGCTGCATTCCTGCCCTATTCTCAAATCTGCTCACGCGTCTTCCGAACCTGCCCTCTGGAGTTCCAGTTATTTTTGAAGCCCTACTCGAACCTTTTGCTACATCAGGAGCTTCCTCGGATGTTTCCGAAGGTTCCGCACCTGAAGAGAATCCAGCATCAAAATCTTCATCAAAATCATCATCATCATCATCTTCAGCCTCGATCGTGCTTATTTCGTCAAGCTCGTCAAGCACATTGTCAGCGTCGTCCACAGTCAGGTCCTCGTCTGAAATCCCCCGCCCGTCATCTTCTCCCTCTGGAAACTGAGCGGCTGGGTCAAACATTGGACCATCGATAATTTCGCGTGCTCGTTCTCTCATTATGCGGACGGAAGCATCACGTAACGTTTCTTCCGAAACATTTGCGTCGGCAAATTCATCCATCACTTCTTTTCTTCGTTTGATGAACCCTTGTGTTGCTACGTCAGGTACGCCTATTCGTCTCATTTCAGCAATTAATTCATCATCCGGAAGACTCAGGACGCTTCTTCTTGAAGCGTTAAAATCGGTTAGGTCTTTCCCTTCCGCGGCATACTCTTCTATTTCTCTATACACTTTTGGCAATTTGTCGAGTGATAATTCACTCTCTCTGTCAAAATCTTCTGGCAAAATTTTACGTTCGACACCGTCGCGAATGAGGTCTGCAATTTCTTTACGCTTTTGACCTTCGGCAAAGTGCGCCATCCACATTCTCGGTGATAGTGATATCGCTCTCATAGCCCTAGTTACGACCACGTGTTGAAGATTCATTTCTTCTATCCAGCCCGGAGGTCCCGAACCGTTGCGCTTAGCTGCTTCAAGAATGTCTACGTTTAAGTCATCGTCAGGATCTGTAAAGTCATCAAGCACCAGAACAAATTTTCCTTCTTTGCCTTTTGCTGTTGTTCCAGTTTGTATGACGACATCACCACCGCGTTTTTTTGCACTTTTGCGAACAGCATCACCAATGAGGTTTATTATTCTTGTAGCTTCTTCTGGGTCATCTTTTGCATCTATGACGAATCCGTCATAATCTCTGCCCTTTGCGCGGCTCACCTTCGGGCCAACTCCGAAGCTCAGTCTCGTCCTCGACTGAAGCCCTAGGCGATCAAGTATCCCTAAAGTGTCGGACAGGTATGCTCCATCGAAGTTCCTTCCGGAAGTATCCGGGTACTTGTTCGGATCTGCATATACCGCCTGAGGTCTTCCAGTATCGACTCCGTCACCAGAAAGAATTAATTTTCCAGTCCATTTAAATTGTTTAGTTGCATAAAAAGTTTCACGTGGATCTGTGCCCGTGTTTGATCTGCCAGCTGTAGCTGTCATAACAAGTTTATTTCGCATTCTTCGAAAAGCGATTTTTTCTAGTTCTTCTACCGTTTCAGCTTCTCCAAACTCAGCAATTGTCTCAAACTTTGGGGTTCCGTCAGCCTTTGTCCACTTCGATGTGACTCTTAATCTTTCTCCAGGCTGATCTGGTATTTTTTCTACAATAACCTGAAAGTCATCTGGGTTAATAGCATCTTGGCCGTCTTTGAAATCATATTCAAGTTCAAAATAAACAGCATCCTTGGTTCCTTTTGCATCAGGCTGTACAACAAATATTTTTGTTGCGGCGTTAACATCTGATGATTTTGAACTCCTATCTGTACTTGACAGAATCTGACTAAGAGTTTTTTCTTCAAACTCCATCAAGCCTAGATCAAGGCTGTCCCTCATTGGCCTGATGCTAGAAGAACGGTGCGACTTTGTCCCATCCGCAAGCACTACTCCGCCACCCCTTAGGGAAACAAGCATCTGGCTTGCAAACATTGTCTGAGATCCGGCTGGTTGTCCGTCTACTGGTTGAAACAACAATTGATACAATGAATTTCCTGGAGATTTTGATTTTAATTTAAATCTTTCTCTTATTGTTGCCATATCCCAATAATCTCCGATTAAAGGTGATTTTTCTGGTTTTCTTCCAGGGTTTAAACCGGCTGCAGTTTTTTCAGCCCAGTCAATATGTTGAAAGAAATCAACAGCTTCTTGCCATGCTGACTGAGTTAACATTATTTGAGGTTTGTCTTTTGAACTTAAAGGCTTAACGAGTTGATCAAATTCATTTTGAGTTAGATTCTGGGAATCACGCAGTGTTTCTGGATTGTCGATTCTTCCGCCAAGGAAAACTGCACTTTCAAGGAATAAGTCTTTCCATGTTTGAACTGCTAAATGGACAGTTTGAACTTTTCCACGCGACAGAGCCATGTCTGGCAAATTACCAAAATAAACTTCTTCTTTTTCATCGACAACTCGAGTGCTTAAGGCTTTTGCAATTTTAGTTTTTGCGTCGTCTATTTCTTTTCTTAATTCAGTAAGCGCTTTTGCTCTTGCTTTTGGCGTCATTCCTGCAAAGTTTTCACCGTTTAAATATGAATCAAAACTAACTCCATAAAGTCGCTTAACAGTATCGTTAACGCTGTTTGCTGCACCAAAATCGCCAGCTTTAACAAATGAAAAAATATTTTCTATGTGTCGTTTAGCTGCCGTGTCAGCAGCCCCTTCAACGTATTTCCACTGCTCTGCAGTTAACGGTTTGCCTTCATCCAAGAGATCCTGAAGTAACTTATTTTCCCGACCAAGAATGAGCGTCGCCATGTACCCGAGAAGACTACCAAAGCGAAATGACTGTGTTAATTTCGGCACAAAATCGGGAGAAATTGACTGCATTATATTCTTTGAACCGTTGAAGCCAAGTATCTGCTGTCTGTCGTCGCCGACTGCTATTGTAGAAACTCTTTCTTTATTTCTGTTTAGTAATTCTTCCCAAACTTCATTAAGGTCTTGTGCTTCGTCGATCGCAAAAAGAGATATAGGTTTTTCTTTTGATGCGTATTGTTTTTTCAATTTGCCACGACTTCCATCGATAGAGACCACAACCCATGGTTCTCCTTCCGATTTGTCCCATTGACGTATAGACGAAATTCTTCCAGTTTGCGGATCTATTACTTCATCATAAAATTTATTATTTTTTCCATAATAGACAACATCGCCCCTGCGTATATTAAATTGTGCAGGTATTTTTTCATTCGCTAGGCTGTCTTTGCTTCCGTGCCCAAGAGCACCAGGATTTGTTGATAGATCCGGATCGGCGAGCAGTAGCAGTTTTGGCAACTGCCCCTGAGTTGGGAGCAACATGCCGTTTCCATCAACCAATTCATCTGCGGCTTTTTTGACATATGAAAGCCATTCATCCATCAGTTTATCTGGAACGTTTTGAAGTTGTTCATCGATTGCTTGTGTTTTTTTCTGTGCCTTTTTAGTTGAGAATCTGCCGGTCATCGTGTCAGTTTGCTCGCGGAAGCTTAGATTAAAAACATCTTTTGTGACTTCCGGGTTTGAAGACAATGACCACCTTCTGAATGCCATTGCAAGGTATTCGCCAAAAAAGTCTACTTCGATCCAATTATTCCCGTCAGGCATGGTAAAAGGGACATCATACACTTCAATATTTTTAGTTTTTGCCTTTTTGCCTTTTCCTCTTGTAACGCTTATTGTTCTTCTGGGAAGACTCACACCAGCTTTTTCGAGAAATGCAAGCATGTCCTTGCCAGTTTCCACGGTTGAATAGCCAAGATCTTTGTAGTTAGGCCTGTATCCAATGAATTGCATACTCTCTGAGTCATGCTGTCTTCTTGCTTGGTCATAACCATCCACAGTTATGGGTTGGTTTCTATTTTTAAACGATCTTCTTCTTGCATAGTCAGTTAGTAGTTCTATTTTTCTTCTCATCGACGGCGCATTTAATATTCTATTTTCCGGGCTGTCATTTTCTGCGATTCCTTGACGCAAGGACCAGTAAGCAAGCTGAGTAGTCGTTCCTATTCCTGTGTTCCCAGGAAATGATTCAGCTGCTTCTAGGCGGTTTTCTTTACCGAAAACCGTGTAGTAGATTGTCGGTTTATTATCTTCCGTTACTCCACGAGATTCTCCCAATTCCCTGATTGCTTGGATTAGGGTTTTTTCATCTGTGCTCTCTGGCCAAAAAACATCAACGTCTTCAAAACCTTTTGCTGGGTACTTAGCTGCAAGATAATTTGCTTTTTTTAGTAGCTGTTGCTTTCTAGTAACAGCATCTCCGGCAAATCTTTGTAGAATGTCATCAACGCTAAATTCAGCATTGATTGCTGCTGCGAGCATCTTCATTGTGGTTGTTTTACCGGAACCCGCTGCCGCATCAACTCCGATAACTAATTTTTCTTGACCGTATACAGCTGCTAATCCAAGATCAATAATGTCTCGCTGTTCATCCGTAGGAGGAACAAGAAGATTAAGAAGAGACTTAACGTCTGTTGAAGCAGGAGTTCTTCTTACGGGTCTTTTTTTCGATCCACTACGAGCATTTATTGGATTTCCGCCACTGGCGAATCTTCCGTCGAGCGTAAGCGCCCTGCCCTGAGAGTCGGACACAGAGGCAATATCGCCATACATACGCTCTTCTTTTGACTGAGAGCCATATTTTCTTCTGTCTTTTGAAGAAGAAAGGTCTGAAGTGTCAGTAACGTCGTCCTCTTTGTCGAGGAAGGGAATTCCACTGGAGAAACGTTTGTCGATGTTGTCCGCTCTATCAATAAGGTCAATGTCTCCCATTGGGCCGCTGATTGGTCTGCTTGTTGGTACTTTTGGTGAATCCTCATACCCTTCTAACATTGAAAGCGGAACGGTGTCTCTTGATGACTTTTTAGCTTTTCTTTCGTTATCCTCCATGCCCGATAGACGCCGCAATGTTTTGGATCTATTTAGCATCCAGTCAACGGCTTGCTGCGCTTGACCCATGGCAGTCTTGATAGCGTTTGGATCGTTTCTAATCTTTTCTGCCCAGAATTTTAGATATCCTATGTGATCTTCTCTAACCATGGGCGAAATGCCAAGCATTCCCAGCAAAAAGGAAGACCCAACTTCTGCTATGAGCTCCTCAAACGCGTACGCCGGTGACCCATATTTTGCAACTTGAGGTCTATTGTTCCGGCTTGGATGCCCAGTCCAGTGCGTCATTTCGTGCAATAGGGTTGAGTAATAACTTTCCGCATCATTAAACGTTTCGAACGGCGGCATATTTATGAAGTCGCCGTTTGGAGAGAAAAATGGCCCGCCAACATTTGACTCTCTTAATCTTGGATTTAATTCTTTAACTATCGCTTCTGCATTTTTAACACGAGCTTTTGGACTCAGGTTTTCCAGGTCGATTTCTGGCTTATACATTTCAGGAGGCAGACCATCAATATCCGCTACGTTATAGACTTCTTCAACTTTGTACTGACGTGGATCTGATCCAAGTATCGGAACTAAGATATTTACAGGACGAGCATTCGGCGATGCTTTCCCTTTAAATTTTTTCCATTGACTTATCCCTGCCCATTTATTGGTTTCGTAACCACGTGATACCGCTATGGAGTTTAACAACATACGGTTGGTCCCCTGGTAGGACCAGCTTTTTTGACCTTGGTTCTTCTTTGTTGGGTTTCGGGGGTTGTGCTCCCCTTCTCTCCATGGCATATTCCATTTGAATTTTTCTGGATTATTTACAGCTTCTTGAAGCATTTCAAGAATTTGTTTGCCAATTTGAGCGTAGTATTCATCGATTACGGCTCTGCCCTCAGCTGTTGCCGTATCTACTATGTCGCCAGGCTTTAGAGAATTATTACCGTCTCCTCCTGAAGAAAACTTTCCAGTAGAAGAAACTTGGTTAAAAAAGCCATCGAACTTAAACCGCTCATCTATGGTTTTGTCGCTTTCGCGTTTTCTTAGAAAATCCAAATAGTTTTTGTTTTTTGCCTGAGCCTGCTTCCTGGCCGCAGACATAGATCTACTTATCTCTTTTTTTGGTTTTGCTGTTACTATTTCCCGCGAACCACTGCCTAGCGGCCGAGCTTCTGTTCCCGCTACCGAGGAGCGCTCTGGGGCTTCAATTTTACCGGGGACTTTTGGATTATTGATTGAGCCTGGACCGTCTGGTGTTGGGTCGGGCTGCTCAAGAGAAGTACCACGAAGGAATATACCTTCGCCCACAATCCCATTGAGGTTGCGGTCAATAGCTGTCCTTGGATCAAAATTCTCAGCATTTGGGGTCGAGAAAAATCTACCTGCAGATCTTGCTCCCCCGATGCCGGGTTTATTATTGGCTCTACTTCCTATGGCTCTTCCGAGCCTGTAGGCGGATACCTTAAATTCTAGATCGTCACTGATTAAACTTTTTTTTTTTAAATTATCTAAAGCTGTATCGATAGCGTCAATCAACTCATAAGAAACACCATTTGTTATTACTATTCCTTCTGGGTCAACATACGTATCTACCTTATGGTAGTCAAATACTGGATCTAACGCTTGCTTTACGTGAAAAGCATAATCTGTGGATACTGGCAGGAAATACGGCTTTTCTGGTTCAAAAGAATCTTCAAACGTACCGAACTCGGCTAGATGTTTGAATTTCCGCTTTTTTCTTCTTTTTCTTTTTACTATTCCACGCAGTCCGGCAATAAACAGCTCTCCTGGATACTTGAACTCAAAGTCAGCAATATATTCGTTTTCGTTATCCTCTGTCTCGAATTCGTATTCTTTTTTGGCCATAAAGTCGCCTTTTACAACACCTGGTGGGATTATGGCAAAGCGACACTTCCCTTCAGGCTCTATTGCCATGTCGATAATCTGGCAGCTGTTGTCCTTGTTATAAAAAACGCAGTTTGAGCATTTAACCCCAATTCCAGCAACTGGATTTTGTGCAGCTGGTTTGTAGCCTGCCCAAATTCCATCAGAATCTTCGTTTATTTTTCCGTGACGCTTTACGATCTTTAGTAGTGCGTCTCTGAGGTCTGACTCTTCTTGATCCAGGTCATCGGCACTAATTGGCTTGCGGCTCTGCCCTTCGTACTGCACTGCTGGTAGGGGTACCACCGTCATTCCGTTTGGCCCTGGCTTTATGGCAATGGGAATCGATGGCATCTGGCTCGGACGAACAACCCTCTGAGGATCTACCGGAGGCAACCCGCCAACAGGCATAACTGGAGGTGAAGTTTGAGGCTTAGCAACGATCACTATTCTTTCTGGAGCGCCAAACATAAAGCGGCCATTGCCACCTCTGGAAAAATGACATTTATACTTTTCCATTGAATTTGACTGGTCTGTTCTGTTGAAGGAGACCATTCCGTTGTCTTCGTCAACTTCCGTCACAGAGACTTGATTTCCAAGAACTTTTTGCAATTCTATTTCTAGCTCATCGCTCATGGATGGACGTTGCTGAACCATAGGGCCGGAAGGGCTCTCGACGTCGTAAGTTCCTGGCATCCCTGCTTTTACCGAAATAGTGCCTGTTAGTTGATTTGCTCCGTGGAGAACTGGGCTAACTTCGTAGAGTTCAAGCTCGTAGATTACGTTTGCTTGAGATTTTTGGTCAAATTGAGCTCTAAGAGTTTTGTAGCCTATTGACCACTCTTGGTCTTCGCCAAAAAAAGCAACATTAGCGAATGCTTCTTTGCCCTTTTCTGAATTTAAATTAAACTGGACACGGGCAAAAAGTCCTCCTATGCCAGCCATTTTCATTTTCATTGGCAGTCTTGGATCGGTGGACGGAACTTCGTATATCTCTAGAACTTTGCCAATCGGGTCATTCCAGTTATGACCCCACACCACACGAGGCTTGCGCCGCATCAGGCTTTTGGTAAATGCTCCGCTCTGAACGATATCGCCAACAGAATCTTTGTTCCCTATTCCGGAAACGAAGCACTCGACCATGCCTTGAGCCTCGTCAAGATTCAGTACGCCGGATTTTCCGTTGACAACGGACGACATTGAACCAGCTTTATATTCAAAAGAATTTCCGGACATTTAAGCACCTTTTCTCGTCTAATGAGATGATAGGTTAAATTGCTAATCTGAAACGGAAAGTATTGTTATATTTTTTAAAGAAATAATATAAAGAAACTATACTGTTTGAGCAAAAAGCCAGACCGATCGAGCTTCTGATTCAGCTATCTCAAACTGATCATGAGCAAGAAGGTTGGCATACATCTCTCCAATTCCTTGCCTAAACGCTCTGAGTCTTTCTTCTTCGTTTGAAAAATCAAAAGACTTAATCATCAGATTGTATATTTCTGAAGATATATCGCTGTTAAGAGATTTTATTTTCATCAGGTGAGACTCGATAGTTTTTACAACATCAATTGTCGGAATGGACTTAACTTTAATCCCATTTTCTGATTTAAATTCTTTTCGTGAATCGAAAGAATCATTAATGATCGATGTGAGCACGGGCTTTATGTCGTCTTCCATCTGTCTATTCCAAACATCAACAGCCAGTACCTGCTCAATATCGAGAGTCCCAGCAGAAAGGGCTTTTTTGGCTTTTGCTCCAGAAGATTTCTCCATGACAACTCTTTGCTGACGCTCTAGCAGTCTTTCGATACTGCGAGCTAGTATCTCCGACCATCTCTCGATGGCTGTTTGACATTTTTCATCGTATGTCTCGCTGAGCGATTTTGTCTCGATGGAGGCTTGACGTTCCCCCGCTGTTGCCATTTGCTGCTGCGGCATCCCCTGCGTGATTGCTTCCGATGGGATTGTAGTCTGAGCCAAATCGCCAGCTGGAGGAGTTGCCTGCCCGGCCATGGATTCGGCGATTGCCCCTTGCATAGTGTTTGGATCGAGCGGAGGAGGTGCTCCTTCCATCCCTGGCTGTCCTGGCATACCTGGGGGCATCCCTGGCATACCTGGGGGCATACCTGGCATACCTGGGGGCTGTCCTGGCATACCTTGCTGCTCCCCCATCATCGCCTGATTTTCTTCCATTTTTTTCTTTGTGTTGGCAATTGGAATAAGATTTGGATTCATAAGCAAAGAGTCAGCGAGGTCTGCTTCTACTTCTTTTCTTGAAGAGCCGGTCCGGTATTCGTTTGCACTGATTAATCCAGTCTGAAATTCCTGGAGCAAATACCTGTCTCGCTCCTGCTTGTAGAGCATTAGGATTGGAACTTCGGAGGTGTCGAAGTCTAAATAGTACTTATCGTCTAACTCGTCTAGCCCCCGAGCGAGTGGCTCTAAATGTGGAAGCATTGTTTCCATCCAGAAAACACGGATTTCTTCTGCGGCATTGCTAAAAGTACGACCGGACGCATTTCCGATAACAGACTCAGGAACTCCGAAAGCTGAAAGAATTTCTTCTTTTGTTATTTGTCGCATTTGTATGTATGCGGCGTCTCTGGGACTTGCAGATGTGTCGACAAAATCAACACCATCGTCTGATGAGATTACGGTTGTGTGACCGGCTTTAGACAAGTTTCCCCTAAATCTATTACGTAGCTCTTCTTTGTCATCGTCATCTATTTCTCCTCTTACTACGAGAAGACCGCCAGGTCTTCCATCGTTAAGTAAATAGTTCCTATTGTAAAGTTTTGCTAAGTTTTCTATTTCTATTGCCACCCCAGAAGCTTCAAGTGGAGTCAGTGAAAGATAAGGGTCAAGGGGGTGAGGTCTACGAATCCAGCAGACGTCGTCTGGCTTCATAATAACCTTGTCTCCGGTTGGCATCATGACTTCATAGCCTGAAACAAAAGTTTTTGGGTGAGGAATCGGAGATGTGGATTGTGGCGGAAGAAGGTTTAGGGCGACAATTCCTCCATCGCGGCCACGAATTTTCTCTATAAACGCTCCTCGCGTTCCGAGAAGAAGCTGAGCTGAAAGCCTGTATCTGAAAATAAAAGAGTTTTCGCCTATGTTTGATTTTGTGTTCAGAAGCTCAAGGAGGGTTGATCTTTTGGCTTCTCTGCCAACAACCAGTTCACCCATATTGGAGTTATCTTTACGCAAAACTATAGGTAGTCGCGCTTGGTTTCCTGCGATCGCATCAATGCATCGATTAACCCAGGTTATCTTAGACATTCCCTCGCGGTATGCGCGCTCTATGTCCCACGAGTCCCTGTATGGCTTTCCTGCAAATGAGGGATTCATCGAAACGGGAGCGCCGTATACACCTAACTCTTTAGAGCTAGTGCTTTTAATTGATTTGTTTTGTGGTGTATTCCAGCCCATAATTTTATTTACTCAAGCCCCAAGATGAATCCAAAAAGTCCGCAACCTATACCCGCAACCACTATTCCAGCCGGTGGGAATATTAAGCCAACACCAATACTAGTAAGTATTATAAATGACAACATAAATACATAAGCGAAGGTAGTGCGATTTAGCTTTATTCTTTGCTGAATCGCTAATCGCCAATTATTCTGTCGTTGTTTCTTTTTTTTGTCCTGCACTGGCATATAACATACAGTAGCGCACAATTTTGTCGCAGGAACAACTAAAGGTCTTTTACAATGGATAATAAACCCAATTGGGCGGAGGTCCTCGAATACCTTCAACCTAAGGAACCTCCATTTTGCCCCGAGGAACCCTCTATTAACCAAAAAGTATTTCTTCGCACGAACGCTCTAGAAGCGTTGTTCGGGGGAGCGGCTGGCGGTGGAAAAAGTTCAGCATTGCTAATGGCAGCATTGCAGTACGTTGACGTACCTGGATATTCTGCACTTCTTTGCCGTCGTACATTTGCCGACTTATCGCTCCCTGGAGCATTGATGGACCGTTTTAAGTCATGGATGAGCAACTATGACGATATCCATTGGAATAACAACACTTTTATTGCTACGTTTCCATCGGGAGCAAGAATATCCTTCGGTTACCTCAATAATGTCAACGATTATCTTAGATATAAGGGTTCGGAATTTCAGTTCATAGGGATGGACGAAGTTACGGAAATACGTGAATCTGACTACAGGTATTTGTTTTCTCGCCTCCGTCGCCCAGCTAACGGTCCAGTTTCGCAAGTCCCACTAAGAATGCGATGTGCGTCAAACCCTGCTCCAAACTGGGTGCGTCAAAGATTTATAGTTGAAGGAAAAGAAACAAATAGAATTTTTGTACCCTCTACGCTGAAGGACAACCCAGGAATTGACGCCGACTCGTACAGGCAGTCATTGTCCGCACTCGACCCCGTTGAGCGGCGAAGACTGGAAGAAGGAGACTGGTGGTCTACGACTCTTGGCACAATGTTTGACAGAACATCATTTGAGATAATAGACCCAATTGACATCCCGATAATAACCAGCGCAGCAAGAGTGGTTCGTTTTTGGGACCTTGCAGCTACGGAACCAAGTGCCTCAAACCCTGACCCAGACTGGACTGTCGGCACTTTAATGCTTTTCAATGGCGGCGTAGCTTATGTTTTGGACGTAAGGAGAGCAAGAGTTCGGGGAGAAAAAGTAGAACAATTAATTTCTCAGACATCAATAGAAGATGGGCATGGGGTAGCGATACGCATGGAACAAGAACCAGGCTCCTCCGGAAAAGCATTGCTGGATCAATACGCTAGATACGTAGTTCCTGGCTACGATTTCGGCGCTGTACGCGCTACGGGGGACAAAGTGACCCGCGCTAGACCATTCGCTGCAGCGGTAGCCAATGGAAACGTTCGGTTAGTTCGAGGTCCGTGGATAACTGGATGGCTTGATGAATTTGCCTCTTTCCCGGAAGCCTGCGACCACGACGACCAAGTCGACTCGGCTGTTGGAGCATTTACTCATTTAACGGGCCTTGGGTTGCCACAGAGAAAACGAGCATCTATACTCATCTAGCAAATAACTAAACAAAAGGGGTATTAATGCTAGATAAAATAAAAACTTTACAAAAAGAGCTTGTAAATCTCGACAATGAACTTCAAGATTTTCTGAAAACAGCAACAACGCCAGAAGAAGCTTGCTTAATTTTGTCAGAGATTAATTTTCTTAAACGTGATCTTTCCATTGTCTACGATGGGTACTGCGCCGGAGTGCTTCAACTTATGGGAGAGAGCGACGGCTATACGCTTGAGAACGGTGCGGAGATTGAAAGAAAATCAGGCTACGACAGAAAAGCTTGGAAACACAAGGATCTCGGCGCTGAAGTTGTCGATAAACTAATCTCCATGTCTGTTGACATGGACACTGGGGAAGTGACAAAATCTACCAGACAAATAGCATTAGAAATTCTCGACTACTGCGCCCCCTCGTACTGGAGGATTAAAGAATTGGGCAAAATTGGCGTGAACCCAGACAACTACTGTGAAGTAGGCGAGCTCAAAACCAGTCTCATCGTTCGTAAATCAAAAAACTAGAAACAGAACAAGGAAAATAAAAATGGAAATTAATGTAACTGAAATGTCCGCTGCCCTTAGTGCTCAATTTCCTCAGGAAATGGAACGAGTTATTGTAAAAAGCGGGGTCGAACTAATTTACCTCCCTATCAGCGAAGTTATTAACAGACTAAACAAAGTAATCGGTGTTGATAATTGGTCCTTTCAAGTCATCTCGGTTGAGCGTGACTCCGTAGACCAAGACGAGATCATCGCCCACGTCAGCTTGACAGCGGTTATTGATAATAAAAAAGTTGTTAAACATGGCGTTGGTGGACAGCAGGTAAAACGTTCCAAGAAAGATGGTCGAGTAATTGACTTGGGGAATGACTTCAAGGGTGCCGTATCGGATGCGCAAAAAAAAGCAGCGCAACAACTAGGAATTGGGCTATATCTAGCTCGTTCTGCTGACGCCCTTGATGCGGAAGAAGCAATAGAAGCCCACGTCGCCCCTGAGATCTCTAGCTCTAAACCAGTCTCGTCAGAAGTTGACGAAAGATGGGAAGCATTTGTCGAGATCGTTGGTGGGTTGACAAAAGAACAAAAAGATCAGCTCAACACATTTTGGGCAGAACATGCAGGGGGCCGCGCAAAGCCAACCAAGGCAAGTGCCACTCTGGAAGATCTTGAACCACTTACCGTAGAAGCACTTCGTCTTCGTTTTGGTGGTTCTTATGTCAACAATGCGACTAGCAGCCCTGCATGAGCGATAAAGAACTCATAGCTCCAGAATATTTATCACCATCCTCTGTCTCAACATTTAATCAATGTCCACTTAAGTTCAAATACAGTAAAATCGATGGCCTTCAGGACTCCGGAACAGAAGCAACAATGCTTGGTAACTTCGTTCATGAAGTTCTTGAAGCAATGTACGGGTTGGCTCCTGATTTAAGAACACAAGAAACTGCAAAGGTTCTTGCTCGGGAGTTGTGGGCTTCAAAATGGAGCGACGAAATATCAACCTTAATTCACGACGAAAAGAATCTAAATCGCTTCCGCTGGACCGCATGGTGGTGTATCGAAAATCTTTGGCGCTTAGAGGATCCAGCCTTAGTTATTCCCCACTCTGTTGAATCTCACGTTAGAGGAGAGATTGGCGGAGTAAAAATACACGGCTTCATAGATCGTCTCGCTTTTGAAAACGACACAGCAACCGTAACTGACTACAAAACTGGCAAGACCCCTCGCAAAGGGGATCTAAATGACAGATTTTTTCAGCTAATAATTTACACACAGCTACTTGAAAGCGTTGACATATTTGCTGCAAATAATTTAGTAGAGCTACTTTATCTCAAAGATGGGATCCGCTTCCAAAAAGAGATAAATAAAGAAGATATAAATCAGATTACCGAAAAGCTTCAGTCCACTAGGGTTGGCATTGAAGAAAGATGCAAGGCTGGGTACTTTGAGCCTTCAACTTCATTTTTGTGCAATTGGTGTGGATTCAAGCCTATCTGCCCAGCCTGGAAACGATAAAAATGCAACAACAAGAAAGATTCAAAATGAAAGTAAATGACGACGCCTTTGCTCGCATGGTTGCCGAAGAAGTAAAAAATAAACTTTCCCCTCTCCATAAAAGCGAATTAATGAAAGAGGAGAACTGGCATTTGTGGCAAGCAGCGCTTATTGCTCTTTCTGAAAACCTTCAAAGTCAAATCTTAACCATTGAATCAGATGCTGAGTCAGATGAAAAAAGGTACTCCTCCCTTGGGGTTGGCGGTAAAAAACTTTCACATCAGGCCGCCTCTTACTACGGCGACAAAGCAACGCGAATCAAAAGATTCAAGTTTCACGTCGACAAACGATTAGATGAAGTATCTTTAATGATTGAAACTGGTCAGGAGATGGAATCAGACGGCTGGGAAAAAGTAGATTTTTTTAGGCGAGCCATAACTAAGCATAGGAGCATGCTTAGGGAGTACGACATGGAAGATACGGCCATAGATAGATCCCTATGGG